CTACAACTATACATCGAGTGGGCGAGTCAAGATCGAGTCGAAAGTTGAACTCAAGCGGCGAGGTGTTGCATCACCCGACAGCGCGGACGCCTTCGTTTTGACGTTCGCGTCCGACGCCGGGGCGGCGATGGGCGTCAAGTCAGGAAGGCGTTCGGGTAAGATCAGAAGGAATTTGTCTGGGGTAGTTTAGGGGGCAAGCCCGGTAAGAGGGGTCTTACGGGCCGGCTTAAATGACCAAAGGTTATAATTTTCTCCCTGCCCAGGAGCGGATTGGCGCCCCTACCCCGTTCAAAGCCTAGACTCATAGGTGTTCAGAGCTGCGACATCGAAGTGCCCTGAACATGAGTCACTGCAAGCCCAATCCGTGGACGCTAACGTGTTCAGAGCTCCTCCTGAGTCCCGTTCAAAGCTGTCCAGAGTGTTGCGACCCCCCTTTGACATAGATTGACGCCGTGGTGTATCTTCTGAGCGGGCAGGGGCTGGAGCGTTTCGCTGTTGGCATATATTGACGAGGCTGAAACCGAAGCCGGCGTTGGGATGAGTGAGTCCGAGTTGCAAAGCACGGCTCGCTCCTACATCTCGGACGCAATCCAATATATAGACGACGAGATCAGCCCTATCCGCGCTGAGTCCACCAAATACTATCGCGGCGATCCGTTCGGTAACGAGGTCGATGGCAGGAGTCAGGTGGTGTCTCGGGATGTACGAGATTCCGTACAGGCCGTACTACCCTCCATGATGCGCGTGTTCTTCGGCTCCGAAAAAGCGGTGGAATTCGTTCCGCGCAATGCTGACGATGTGGCGATGGCCGAACAGGCCACCGACTACGTTAATTATGTCCTCACGGTAGACAACAACGGCCTCGAGATGTTCTATAGCATCTTCAAGGACGCCCTAGTCAATCGTGGCGGCTTCGCGAAATGGTGGTGGGACGATTCCATTGAGGTGCAGAGCCACACCTTCGAGGGGCTCGATGAGGGTGCGCTCGGGCTGATTCTGCAAGAAGAGGGCGTTGAGGCCATAAGCGTCGAGGGGCGCCCAGCACCAGGGGTGCCGCCCGAACGGATCGCGCAGATGGAAGCGCAAGGCCAGCCAACCCCGCAAATCTACGATGTCGAGGTTAGGCGATCCAGAAAACGCAACAAGATCCGGATCGAGACGATGCCGCCCGAGGAGTTCTTCGTGGATGCGGCGGCGACCTCGCTGGACGATGCGATGGTGGTCGGCCACCGCACGATGTCTACCATGAGCTCGCTTGTCGCTCTGGGCTATGATCGCGAGATGCTCGAAGAGCATTTATCAGATCAAGTCGCATTTATCGACAATGAGGAGTATTGGGCGCGGACATCGAACCCAGATACCCAAGGGCCTGTTTCGGCTTACGAGCGGCGCCGTGTTTTGTACGTTGAGGCATGGTGCTACATCGATTACGACGGAGACGGCATAGCGGAACTCAGGCGTATCTGCACCGTTGGCGACAACTACCAGATCGTGAACAACGAGCCGGCATCCGACATTCCGTTCGCCATGTTCAACTCCGATCCGGAGCCGCACGTTTTCTTCGGCAGCGACATGGCCGATCAGACCAAGGACATACAGCGCGTGAAGTCGGCGGTGCTGCGCGGGATCCTCGACTCTCTCTCGTTCGCGCTGTACCCGAGGACCGGCGTGGTAGAAGGCATGGTCAACATAGACGATGTGATGAACCCCGAGGTCGGCTCAATCATCAGAATGCGCCAGCCGAACATGGTGCAGCAGTTAGATGTGCCGTTCCTCGGCAAAGAGGCTTTCCCGATGTTGCAGTATCTCGACGCGATGAAGGAATCGCGCACCGGCCAGACCGCAGCCAGCCAGGGTCTCGATCCGGATGTCCTGCAATCGACTACCAAGGCCGGGGTGACGGCGACCGTCCGAGGGGCCGAGCAGCGTCTCGAGCTCATGTCTAGGATGTTCGCTGACGGGTTTCGGCGCATGATGCGTGGGGTGCTCAAGCTAGTGATTACGCGCCAAGACAAAGAGCGCATGATCAAGTTGCGTAACGAATGGGTGCCTATCGATCCGCGTGTATGGGACTCGAATATGGACTGCACCATCAATGTTGGCCTCGGCTCGGGCATGACCGACGAGCGCCTCGCGGTGTTGGCCCAGGTGGCACTACAACAGAAGGAGATTCTCGAGAAGCTCGGGCCGAGTAATCCACTGGTCGGGCTAGGCCAGTTCCGTAACACGCTCGCGAAGATGCTAGAGGTGAGTGGTTTCCAAGATTCCTCGCAGTTCTTTAAGCCCGTCCCGCCAGACTATGAGCCGCCACCTCCCGAGGAGCCATCGAAACCCTCCCCCGAGGAGATGATGATCCAGGCGCAGATGATGGACATCCAGGCCAGGGCTCAGATCGAGCAACAGAAAGTTCAACTCGCGGCGACTAAACAGCAGCAGTTGGACGAACGCGAAAGCGCCAGGATCGCTGGTGATCTCGCGATCAGGGAATTCCAGGCTGAAGAGAAATTCCAGAATGACGTTGATTTAGAGGTTCTTAAGGCGAGCCTTAAGGAAGGGCTCTGATGGACTTGAACAGCGAACAGAAAGGACGGCGCGGGCAGGAGATCCTTGACGATCCCGTGTTCGTTGAGGTGGTCGAAACCGCCAGGACAGAAATTATGACGCAGTGGAATCTCACTGACTTCGAGCAGACAGAGATGCGCGAAAGTCTTTATCACCAAGGTCGAGCTCTTGACGAGATGTTGCGTGGGCTGCGAACGCTGGTGGGCGATTGGGCGATAGCGCAGTCTCGCAAGAAAACCAAAAAAGGAATGGAGATATGAGCGAAGCCGCTACGAAAGAGGTCGGCCCACGCTCTATGGGCGAGATCCGAGACGAACTCGCACAGAAGCTTACCGGACCCGAGGAGCTACCGGGAGAGGATTCTTCTCAGGAAGAGCCACCCTCAAGCGATTCTTCGGATGTAGGGCAGCAAGAGGATCCCGAGTTAGCCGATGACTCGGTGGTGGACGCAGATGAGGTTGATGAACCGGGAAGCGAATTGTCGGAGAACGACCAGCCGCTCTACACCATCAAGGCCGATGGTGAGGAGAGTGTGGTGTCGCTCAACGAACTCGTTTCTGGATACCAACGTCAGCAGACGTACACACAACGCCAGCAGGAACTCGCTGAAGAGCGGAAAACCCTGGATGTCCAACTCCAGAACGTACCCGCGCAACAGGCAGCGATGCAGCAAACGTATCAGCAATATCAGGAGGTGTTGCAACAACTTCGAGGGCAGATGGAGGCGGCCAACGCGCCGGCAGACTTGGATTGGGACACCCTCGAAAGGGAGAACCCTATCCAGTGGCTGAAGCTCAAAGAATTAGAGCGCCAGCGAGGCGCCGAACTTCAGGCTGTCACGGCTGAACAGTCGAGGATGCACCAGATGCAACAGCAGGAGAACGCGAGGAAGCTGGAAGCGTACTTGGCTGTTGAGCGAGGTAAGGTTCTCGATAGGATCCCTGAGTGGGCTGACGGGGAAGTTCAAGCCGGCGAGCAGCGTAGATTGCTCGAGTTTGGCAAGGCGATAGGGTTCAGCGACAAGGAACTCAATCAGCTTTACGATTCGCGGGCCGTGGTGGTATTACGCGATGCGATGCGCTACAACGAGCTCACTAATGGCGACAGAATCACCGAAGCGAAGTCAAAAATCGGCAGTGTAAAGGGGGGCAGTCAAGTGACCGCTCGCCATACACGCTCCCGTAAGGCGAAAGAGAAGCGGGCCAAGCTGAAATCGACCGGCAAGGTCGATGACGCTGCGGCAATCTTCGCTGAAATCCTTACGGAATAATCGGAGAGAATCATGGCTGTAATTGCAAATTCATTTACTACTTACGATGCGAAAGGCATTCGGGAGGATCTCAGCGATCTGATCTCTGATATCAGCCCGACTACGACGCCCTTCCAGAGCAACATTGGGTCGAGAGACGCAGATAACACCTACTTTGAGTGGCAGACCGACAGCCTCGCTACGGCCAGTGCAACGCCCGTGGTTGAAGGGCAGGATCTGTCGTCATTCACGGCTATCACTCCAACCGTAAGACTCGGAAACTATGCACAAATAAACATGGTGGACTTCATCATCTCGGGCACCGAGCAGCGCGTGGACAAGGCTGGCCGGGCGTCTGAGGTTGGTTACCAGGCAGCGAAAGCTGCGAAAGAACTCAAGCGCAACGTCGAAGTGGCTTGTTTGCTGAATGGCGTTGGTGCGGTTGTTGGCGCGACCGCGACAGCCCGCGTCACTGCCGGGTTCCCCGGCTGGCTGAAGACGAACGAGACTTCGACGAACGTGACCAAGCCCAGCTACTCGGGTTCAACCCCGACAGGTGCGGCACAGGTCTGGAAGACGTTCGGGACACCTACGGCGTTTACGGAGGCGATGCTCAAGACCACGATGCAGGAGTGTTTTGAGAGTGGTGGC